GGATTTTCGTACTTGTCGTACTCAAGTCCAAATAATGCGTTCAAACCGGGCAGCAACTCTTTCAGAAGCTGGGCGCGAGAAATAGCCATGTTTCAGCCTCCTTAACTTGAGCCAGTAGTTGACGAGTGCTGATGGTAATTAAACTTACACACCAGAATCGGGAAAGATGTACCCTTCTCATCACCCTGATCACCGCCAAGATAGTCGATAATACGGATTGGGTTTTGAGGATCAGTATCTAGCTCAGAAATGTCCAGAGCAACACGACTAATGTTTAGCGTGGTGTTTGGAGCAGTTTGAACCAAAAGAGTATTCTTACCATAGATATCGCCAGTATTTGTTGGCGCACCGTCAGCTTGGATTGTGAACAAAACATTTGGATCATCAACGACATAGGCCATTGCATCAGATGCAACAGTACCTGCAGGCCATTTTTGACTAAATGTCATTTGGTTAGTATTTGGATCTGTAAACTTACAGCCCAAAAAGATACCAACGATATCAATCGCGGTACTATCATCCCCTGTAGCGGACTGCTTTTCAATTGTTGTCGCAGTGCCACCATCCACAAGTTGTACAATATCTCCAGTGCAGATATTTGTATTGTAGCCAGAAGCAACAGGATATTGACGGAACACTTCAAGCGAACCGCTATCCAAGCGACCAATTGGACGCAGACCAAAGGGAGCAGCAGTAGAAGACATATCTTCTCTCCTTAGTCTAGGTTAAGCAAAAGTTCGGTAGAACTACTTGCCGAATGAAGTCCTCGTAGACCGCTCTGGGTTCAAAACAGGCATACGAGGGTCTGATTGTCTCAAGTAAGAATTATCCACAGCTTGCATCTGACTATGTGCCTGATCAAGTTGTGCTTCTTTCCTAGCTTGAACATTTTCGGTAGAGTTCTGGCATAACAGTAATCCACCGACCTCAATATTGTCTTGAAATCGTGAGTCGATATCAGACACAATGTGAAGGTTTGGATGGTCCTCTTTCCGAACAGGTGTCCAACCTTCACGAAATCTGGAAGAAACATTCGTGTTATCTACGTTTCCCAAGGTAGCTGTGCGAATCCAGCGGAACTCAATGCCCTCTCTGGGTTCGGGGGTAGGTAACATCGAAGGTCTCTGCCACGACACTTTACGTTTAGACTCTTCACGAGTCTCTGTGGTGCGTGAGGTTCTGTTCGTCATTTAGACATATCCTTCATTAACTGCGCCGCATATTGCTCATTTGTCAGACCAAGCCGCTTGGCGAGAGAGGCTTGCGTTGAGGTCAGTCGCACTGTGCGTGGCTTTTTAGTCCCTTTGGACGGTGCGGCAACCACGGAACCGGCCTGACGTTGGGGTGCTTCTTCCTCAATTGACCCATCGTCAAACTTATCTGGAAAGACTCGTCTTACAGACTTGTCTATTTCATCATAGTACTGATCGCTTCTCGGATCAATACCTTGTTTCACAAGCTTCTCATGAAGCCCATATGCGTATCCTGTCATCTCAGGATCTGTTTCAAACCACGTATTCTTCTTTCCCCAGTCTAGAGCTTTTTGGTCTACCTGTGGTGGTTGAGCCGCAGGTTGTTGGTAAGTAGGCTGCGGATCTTGCTGTTGTACTCTTTGTTGTGGTTTGTAGCTATCAACACGATATTTTTCATTTTGGATAATTGTAAGTTGTTCTTGTGCAGCAAGAAGTGCATCAGGATCTCCAGACTCATAAGCAGCCTTATACGCGGCTTTTGCTTTATCCATCTGTGCGTCAATACGCCCTTTCGCCTGATCAATTAGAGTGGCCTCTCCTTCATCAAGCGTTTTCTTTAACCTGTCGTTTTCGGCCTTTACTTGCTGTGCATAACGTAAAGCTTCTTCTTGTAATTTAGTAGCCTCAAGTTTTTGCCGTTCTTGCTCCCGTGCTTCAAACTTTAGTTTATTTAGACGCTTTTGTACTCCTGCAGAATACGTCTCTATCTCTTCTTCAGAGGGAACTTCTGGTTCTCTATCCGCTTCTAAACGAGGCTTTTCTTTTTCAGGTGTATCATCGACAACCTCAATCTCGAAGTTGTCATCACTTTCTTCCACCTGCGCATCAGCCTGTGCGCTCTCTATTGCTTCTGCAACGGTTTCTTCTTTGAACTCTTGCTCTTCAGCTAAATTACTCATACTCGTGTGTACCCCCGTGGATCATCAACTACAGCTTCAACAGTGTCATCATTAATTAAACGAAACTCTTTTCCATGAATCTTAAATCGCGTGCCTGAGTAAGAACGAAAGATAACAAAATCTCCTTCTTCACAGTACGGACCATTTGGAAATCGGTCTTTATCAGAGTAAGCATCATTGCCCATCTTGATAACAAAACCTATTATTGATGCAGTTTCTTCGGCGGATCGCATACCATCTGGCATAAATACGCCGCCATCAGTTGTTTCACTCACTTCGGGTATACCTATTAGGATTTTATATCCTTTAGGTTGTGGTAGCTGTGTTGCTACTTTCTCCTCAGTTGTTTTTTTACCTGTATACATTTATTTACCTTGCAGTGATTAAAGGTTCACAGAAACCTTGCGTGGATTCATCCACGAAGCCCCACCATCAAATAGAATAAAAAATTCTATTCTTCAATAAATCTTTTCTCTAACTCATCTAACTCCCTTTCAAGTGTCTTTAATCCTTCATAGCGCCCAACAATTCTGTTGTAGCGGTTCATATCCTCGGCACCACCATCAGCTAAAAACAACTCTATTTCTGTTTTATATTGTGCAATGACCCGCTGCATGAGTGTGATTATACTACTGTCTTCCACCTTTTGTTAGCTCCCGTGCCACTTCTATACCCAGTTTTGCGCCTTCACGCTGATCTGCGCGTTGGTTTTTATCAAGCTCTGTTGCAAGTTCTACCCCCAGTTTTGCACCTTCGCGTTGATTCTGAGATTCTATCTTTTTAGCTTCAAGTTGAAGTTTAGCTTGATCAAGCTGCATTTTGTGTTGCAACTCTGCTTGTTTCAATTTCATCTCTGCTTGTTGCATTTGCACAACAGGATCTTGCTGTTGTTTCTGTATTTGCTGTTGTTGTGCTTCTGCTTGATCTTTCTTCAACAACTTACCAGCCGCTTCTTGAGTTAGACGAGATACACGTACCTCTAAGTCTTCAGGTAGTGGTTGATCTTGTGGTGGCATCTCTACGCCAAGCTGCTTTTCTATCTCCTTACGATATTGAGCGGCAACATGTTCAGTAATATGTGCAGCCATATTTTGCTGTATAACCTTTGCAAACGGAGACTGACCTATCATCTGCATAATCTTCGGATCTTGCGCTGCAGCCATATGAACAGCGATGTGGGCCTCATGATCTTGATACGCAAATACCTTCACAGGCTCTTGCTTCATAATCATCATATTTTCTGTTACAGGATCTGCTGGTTTAATTTCATCTGGTAGCTTGATTATATCACTAGCGTCTTGAATACCAAGAACTTCTAACATCTGACGATGAAGCTGACCCATATCGTATAACTGTGGTGCTTGCTGGGCCAACTGTAACGCTGCCTGATACTGCATGATACGCTGGGACATAGTTGCAGCATTTGGGTCAGATACTGGAATTACATCAACACGTTTATCAAAGTCTTGTGTTCTGCTAAAATTACCTTCCATCTCGTATGCGTATTCGGCAGGCATATAATCATGAACGATTTTTGCAAGTAGACGTAGTTCCTTCTTCATCGCGGCATGAAGGCGAGCCTGTACACCAGACATCACCTTCATGGACCGCTCCAGAAGCGCAAGAGTTGTGCCGACTGGTGCTTGAGCATTCATGTCACCAACCTGTATATCGGCAACAGACCCTATGCGCCTTCCTTCTTCGACAATATTTCCAAGCAACGAGTAGAGTACACCACTTGGCTCTTTGTAAGGAATAAACGTAATCGAATCACGGATGGCACCACCCGGCACGTCCACATCCCTAAATTCACCCGGCATACGAGGAGTGTCGTCGCCTTTAATACGCATACCCC